TCAGATCAGTAACATTAGTCACCCCGTCAACGGTCAAGTAGCCGTTAGCTTCAATGTTTCCTGCACTTGAAATGCTAACTCCAGTTGACCCATAACCACCGCCAAAGTTTGTGTACGAACCACCAAAGTTTGATGTGCCGCTAAAAGTCGCAGTAGTTCCTGACAATGCAGCAAACGTGCAGCTACCAGCTACGGTAAGGTTGTTGTTAACGGTAACAGTTCCTGCATTCGTAATCGTCAGCTTTTCTGAAAAATTTGTGTTGTTGTCATACAGGGTTAAAAACTTTAACGTGCCAGAGTTTACTTGTATGTCCCAGTTCGTATTAGTTGTGTCGCTTTCATAAAATCTGATACTAGGGTTATTTGCTGTCAGCGAAACAAACCCATTACCGCCGCTATAAAAACCTCCGTTAGTTAGAGTGCCACCGACTGTCAAGTTACCTGTGGTTGTTACTTTACCAGTACCGCTGGTATTTAACGCAATGTCTTTATTAGTGCTTGGAGTAATAGTTATCGGATACCCGTATGCCGCTGCGGTGAATAATTCTAACCCTTTAGTTACTCTGTCGGTATAATCTAACCGCATCCCAGCGAAATCAAAACTGCTGTTATCTAGTCCAAAACTAAATACCGCTGTATCACTCCCAGCCGTCAGAGAATTGTTTATACGGATAGTGGTATTTGCTGTTGATGAGCTTCCAACCAAAAGATTGCCACCCGTGACTGATACCCCTGTGGAGGTTGTCTCAAATTTCTTACTGTTGTCATGGTATAACTCTACCGACCCGTCGTCATTAGCAACAATGGATTCCTCGCCACTTTTTCCTCTTATGCGTACGTCCCCATTACTGTCTCCAATAACTAAAATCCCCGTGCCTGTGTTGTTAATCCATGAATTACTTCCGTCATGGTAAATTTGCAGATCGTTCCCAGCACCTAGTAGCAGCTTGTCATTGTCTTGAAGATCAAGTGAACCGTAGAAAGTGGATGTGCCGCTTACGGATAGTGTCCCTGTGGCTTGTACGTTACCAAATTTATTATTGTACGTTAAGGTGACGAGCTTGTTACCCGTTCCTGACGCTGCTGCATCTGTCCATGTCCAGCCCGTGAAATAGTTTGTGCTACTCCCGTAGTATTTAGAGTATGCAGATTCAACGTACATCTTCGGCCAGTAGCCGGGACTAGCCAAAACAATGCACACCATGTCAGTACCGTTATCATCCTCGGCTGATAGCTGCGCTGTCGGCAACCAACCCCCTGCTGAACTTATAGTGGCGTTGTAGAATGTGCTGTTGTAGTAGTGCCAGCAAATCTTTAGATCAACTGTTCTGGCTGAACCATATTGGAAACCTTTAATGTTAACCGTGAAGTCCGCTGCGGAACTTGCAAACGGAATCTTCGTCTTGATTTTTATATAGCTAGGAGTGCCGCCAGAATCCAACGTCAACCCGATAAGGTGCAGTTTGTTTTGGAACTCTGCCTGTCCGCTAAAGTTTCCACTTGTGGCTTTTAGTTCCCAACGCTTTGTAGATGTACCTAAATCTTGTCCGTTAGACTGAGGGTACAGAGTGCCGCCGCTAGAGAGGTGCATCCTTTCTGCCCCGCTTGAGCTACCCGCCGTTGCGCCTGTTCTGAACTGAAACCCTCCACCTACGTTTAAAATTGATGTACCTTGACCTGACGTACCAGTTTCAAAGAATAGCCTTGCAGAGATACCCGTGTTCTCCCCGCCAGCTATTACCAGACCATCCGCTCCGCTAGTATTTGCTATTGTTAGTCTGCCTGTGGTTGTGTCATCGGCATCACTCCGCAAGAACTGAGTCGAGTCTAAATTATCTAACGTGTCGGCATTACTCCCAGCGGATATAGTTCCTGTTACTGTCAGATTGCCGTCTATGCTAACATTATGCCCTCCAGTTCCAGCGTTCTTAAATGTAGTTGTGTAAGCACCGCCTGAACTTGACCCAACAATTTCATACGCTCTTTGCCCAGTAGATTTCCAATCTAAATAATATGCAGTTGAATTGTTGTTATAAAATCTGAAGAACCCTGTGTTGTTTGCTCCGTTACCGAGAACCAGATTGTTGTTACTGGTTATTGTTAAGGTTCCCGTAAGGGTAACAGGCTTTAACAAACTAATAGCCGAGTTGGTGAACGAAAAAACTTCTGTGGTTCCAGCATTTATTTTCCTGTTCCCACCAGAATCAACCCAAAGGCGAAGGGATGAATTGCCAGAGTTAGATGTGCCGACTACAGCGAAACCGTCTGCATTAGTGTCGCCCTGTTGCTTAACCACCAGATCGCCAAACGAAGTCTGTTCTCCAGCGTTCGCTGCGCCTATGTCCAGCCTGTTAAAGAATCCCTTGCCGTAACGATTACCATCCAATCCAATAGAACCTTGGCCTGTAACATTTGGATTTATGCCCCTTGTAGCGTCATGCGTTATGCCAAATCCAAAACGAAGAAAACCGTTAAATTGTGCTATTGCTGATGATGCAGTATATGGACTGCCTGCGTATAGTTTACCCGTTGAGCTACCTTTGCTGGCGGTGTTAATGAGCAGCGCACCATCTTCATCAAACCTTGCAGCTTCATCGGATACGTTAACTCCGTTTTTCCTTGTCCCAAACGCTAGGCCATAGCTGTAATCTCCGCTTGTAGCATTAATCTTTACGCCTCTCACATACGGCCCTTGGCCTAGAAAATTGTTTGTGGAGTATCTGCCGCTAAAAACTATTGAACCTCCTATACCAGCAGCAAGTGAGGCTGTGTCTTTTAAGTATATACTTGATGTGGTATCTGTTGGCTGGCTGTTACCTAAACTGCGTTCAAAGTTTGCGTCAGCGGCGGTAATACTGTTTCCAAAAAATGTGGCAGCACCACTACTGGCGATTTGAAAATATGTGCTGCTACCTTGAACTACCTCAAAAGCGTTACCCGTTGTCCTGTCCTGTTCGCCGCCTATACGAACGTCTGTTCCCGTGGAGGCGTTGGAAGCAGCACGGTTTCCCAGGATTTTTAACGTCTGGTTCCCGCCAGAGTCTACGCAAGAGATTAGATTTTCATACTCGCTAGTGCGGGAAAGTTTTATTCCGTTGGTGATTCTGAAAGGAACATTTAACGTAAGCTCAGAATTAGATATTTCCCCAATCTGATTACTAGCATATCTCCAAATTTGAATAGCACCGTCACCCCCATACCGACCAACTTGCAAGCCTGACACGTTGTTACCAACCGCATCAGTACGCCCTGTTGTAGCATTAACTGAAAATCCTTTTTGGTTGCTAAAAGCTGATGCCAGATGAACCGCTGTATTGCCTACCTTTAAGTCTCCGCTAAATGTTCCAGAGGTTCCAGACAACGCAGCAAAAGTACAACTTCCAGCGACTGTTAAGTTGTTGCTGACGGTTGCTGTCCCGCTTGTGAGCGTTAAAATATCAGTTCCACCCGCTGTGAAAACAGTAGATGTCCCTGACTGAAGTTTTAGAGAACCAGAATTATCTGCACCATTATTTTTTTGCTGAAGTAAAACGCCACTATTTCCATTTCGGTCAATTAATAACTCACCGCCGCTTGCTGTCTGGACTTCTAAATCGCCCGTGACCGTTGCCCCTGCGGAGGTGATTGATAATTTATCTGAACCACCTACTCTGAAATACCAATTACTGACAGAACCGTTGTTTGGGCTTGTCGTTGATCGCCCTAAATAAACATTTTGGTTTGAGCCGTTCCAATATAGTAGCTGAGTGCTGGTAGTGCCACTTGTCTGTCCAAGAATTGCAGCGGCACTATTTAAGCGTAATCCGTCTTGGGCGGTGTCTAAAGTGAGTCTGCCCGTGAGTGTGCCGCCAGAAGCGGTTACTGTTCCACTAAAAGTAGCGTTACCATCTTCCGATCCGTCCAAGGTCAGCGCAGTTTTTACAGTCCCGCCATCCTTGATCTTAAACAGAATGTCTTTGTCATCAATAGGGTTCTGAATAACAAAGTTGCTTGAGGAATTTTCTAAAACGCCAAACCTAGTGCCTCCATCCTTTAGGCTTATAGCTCCCCCATCTGCGTCTAGTATAATGCCGTCACCAGAGTCTATGGTAAAATCGCCAGTAGAGGTGAGGGTTCCAGAGGCAGTAGGGTTAAGTAGTTGGTTGCCGCCAGAGGTTCCGACGTACAGCTTGTTGCTGTCTGTTAAATCTACACCTAGCTCACCTTCAAGGAGTGATGCAAGCGTACCCGACCCGCTTGTACGCCGTTTAATCTGAATCGTATTGGACATTTAGAAACTTCCACAATCTATGGTTTTGTTAGTAAGCGTCTGAGTTCCTGTTAACGTGGCTACCGTGTTGTCTATAGAGAGGACGTAGTTACTGTCCACATTAATTCCTGTCCCTCCAGTTACTGGTAATGTCTGCCAGCTAAACGATCCGTCTCCATCGGTTATGAGGTACTGCCCGTTGGTTCCGTTACCGCTCACGTTTAGTTCTGCCGCACCTACCGAGTTGTCTGTGATCTGGGCCGCACCTACCGCGCTGAGAGTTGCGAGTGAGCCAAGCCCAGACACTTTGGAGGCAGGAAGATCACCTTCTGAATCAATACCAGATGCCCCAAGGTCGATCTTTAACTCCCCGTTATCGAAAACAATACCGCCATTTGTCTTTAGGTCTACCGCTAGTGTGTTGCCGGTTTTAACAAGACCGTTCCCGTCCACAAATGAACCCGCTCCGCTGAACTGGGCAAATGTTAATCCCGTTGTACCGACTGCAATAGTATCGTTTGTCGTTAATACCCAACCTGTATCTGCGTTAACTGTTCCTTCGGATACAAAAGTGAACATTCCCGCCGTCACCTCATCATTACCATCGGCATCAGTCGCTCTTGTGAATGAGTGATTAGAGGAGTTGTAAAACCAAATTCCATTATTACTTGCCGTGCCTTCGTTTTTGACTAGAACTCTGTCGTTGTTCGCCAAAGAAACTCCATCAACAGTTACCTGACTACCAGGACTAGGAAATCCAGAGATGCCTGCGGTTGTTGCTACACGAACAGAATCTTTTACATCCAGTCCAGTTTTAACAGCATCGACGTAGCCCTTAGAAGCTGCGTCTGTCGAAGCGGTACAAGTGGCAAGCCCTGTAATTTTGTTGCCCCCCATCGCAAGATCACCACCAACTGTAAGGTCTTCGATGTTTGGAACTTTGCCAGCAACGAGTTTAGTTCCGCTCCAGACTCCCGTGCTGATAGTACCTACCGTGGTTATGTTGGTGTTACCTGTGAACGCACCAAGGTTTGCCGGTGTTACGGCCCTAAAAGCATCTGACCCAGCGTTTGCCTCTGTGTTTGTGGCAAGCTCAACAACACCTGACTGAGTGGCTGTAGCTACCGTAAAGGAGTTACTTGTTGCTGTTAGGTCTTTATTGGTCAGGACTTGAGAGGTCGCTTTATCGACAAAGGCTCCTACACCCGCAATAGCTTTTTTGTCGCGAGTTGAGTCGTTTACGTTATTTCCACTATATCCTATATAGAGAGTGTCGTCCTGCTCGTTAAACGCTAATTCAGATTGAGCTAATGTACCTGGTGCGCCAGCGGCTCCAGTTGTTCTCGATTTAATTTTTAGTATGTTACTCATTAGAATGAACCTCCACCTACTACTTTGTTATCTATCTCTTGTTCGTCCTCTGTCCCAACTATGTCGCCTGTGACCTCTAAAGTATCTAACAGCCCCTGTTTTGTGACGGCTACAGTTCGCAACCTATCTATGACAGAAACAGAATCATCCCACCAGTTGTTCAACGACGGATAATCCTTCGCTATGTCCACGGGTATACTGGGCAAGTCGCCAGTATCGCGTATGACGGGACTAGACTGTTTTCTCAGCATCAGCCTTCTACAATAAATCCGATTGTTGCTCCGGCTACACTTGCAAATGGTTTTTTACCCGCAGCCATACGCAACGGAACTTGCAGGGAAACTGCGGTAGCTGCCGGAACTTTCATCGCAACGGCTCCACCTGTAACAGACTCTTTAATGTCCAATACACTTGCTCCTGAGTTTACAACATCGGTTATAGAGACGACTTGGGTTGCCCCAACGGTTGCGCTTACTGCGGTGGCTGTCGCTAAAAACTCACTAACGTGAACCGCCGGTAGTTTTTTAATTAATGAATCACTCATAATGTAATTAGGTTAAATTCTGTATGTTCTGGGTCAACGGAAATTAGGCAGGGTAGCTGCCAGTCTGTAGTCAGAAAGGGTTGGCAGTTTGCCGGTCATCTTCACTCCTCTTGATTTCTTTTTTCTTTCCGCTTTGCCGTAGAATGCGCGTGACCCAATCTGCTCGCCATATTTGTTAAACAAATCCAGCCCCTGCCGGACGGTGCGAGCCGTGGTGTTGTCCATGTTGGACAGCAACTGGACGTACTCACCCTCAGTTGGGTCAGTCTTGAAAACCTTTCGTAGGGGATTGTATGCCCCGTAGCTGCGGGCTACAGAATCCTGTGGGTCAGCCTTGCCTGCCAACCTAGCTGCCTCTAAGGCTTGTCTGTAGGAATTGTAGAAGTCTCTCGCATCATTGCTGTACGCAGCCGTGATCATGTCCTTAATGTGAGGGCGTATTGGGTTGGACAAATAGCGCATCCCACTTCCACCCATCGATCTTACATCGAGGTTCTTTGACCCTCGTCCTGCTGATCGGATTATGTTCTCAAGATTAATTCGGCCTACAATTCTATCCTCTTGAATCTCAAGGTCAGCCCCGCTGATTGTCTCAAAGAAATTCTTGTAGGTGGTCATGTTCTGGAGAAAACCAGAGCCGCCTAATGCTTGAATCATTGGCCTGTAAACAGTCTCATAGTTGGCGAAGTTTTGTGTGCGAGCATTCGATAATGCGCCAGCCAACTGAAATATGGATGACACAGCATATATCCTAGAATCTAAACTGAAACCTCTGCCTGTTTGAACATTGAAATAACTGTTAGCTGCATCTCCGGCAAAACCCATGACACCAACTCTTGCTGTCCTATCAAGTGCTGTAACAAAATAATCTCCTGCTGTTTGAGCATCTCTAAAGCGTAGAACATTTGGGCTTTTCCCGTACACCTCTTCATCCCACCAGTCCTTAATTACAGCAGCGCCTAACGCTGTAGGAACCATCACAAAAGTGAGTCGCATCATTGCGTCTCTCCAATTTTTATCAAACACCTTACCCTCACCACCTGGTTTTCTCATCATCCTTATCAAGTCGCCGCTTCTTCTGATCGACCACCCGACTAGGTTTTGAAGAACTGGGGCAACCTTGCCTGTGATTAAAAATTTAGACTGAGTAGTCACATTGTTTGCCAACATTATGTCCCTGTTGGCAAGTGCGGCTAGGTGGTGGAAATTGTTGTCTGTAATAAGGGGGGCTTCTGAATCTGCACTTGATCTTTCAATGTACTCTCTCGCCAGTTGTTCCAAGGACAATCCCTGTTCGTTTAGTGCATTTAAAAAATACTCCAGATCAAGCGAGCTATCGAATAAGCCAAGGCGTTTACCGAAGCCTAAATCTTCAGCGTGTTTTTTAATAGTGAATGCAAAAGTAGGATTCGTTAAGTCACTCTCGTTCTCTGCATTTTGAAAATACTCCACAGCCCGTGAGAGTATTGCCTCAAACTTTTCCACATACGCATCAACCGCAGCAGCGTGTACAATCTCACTCCCCCATGTGTACGGAGCTTGTGGTTTGACTGTTGAGAAAGCTGCATCGTTTTCAGCCAGCTTGGATTTGCCAACTCCAGAACCTATCAATGTTCGTATAATTCTAGTGAAGTTAAGCAGCCCACGCTTGGTTCGTTTTCCAAAGGCTTGGACAGGAGTGTCTCCCTCTTCGACCAGGAGTCTGTCGTTTTCGTTTACCTCATTTAAGGCGCTGGTAAATTGGTCCTGCATCCTCATATGAGCGTCTGCAAAAATATAACCGTTCCTCGCACGACGCCTTGCGTTGTCCGCTTTCAAGCCAAGAGTTTTTCCGAACAACTGCCACAGGCTACCTAGCACTTCGCCAAATGCTTTCTTGTAAATCGATGCTGCAAATTTAGTACCGCCCACTCCTGTCATCTTTGTTTGGCCTTGAATGATAGGGGCAGTTAAATCAAGCAGGAGTGTGCCAAAGCCTTGGACGGTGGCTCCTGCCATAGTCCCAACAACTTCTTGGGCCATGCGGTTTTCTGTTGAGACGTGACCTTCTGCTGAAGTGAACGCTATCCATTGATCTCTCAAGCTAGTAGCGTAGTCCAAGTTCTTTGTAGCTTGGCTGTAAACATCGTAGTTCAGACCACGCGCCTTAAATTCGTCCTTTATTAGTTTTGTTTTCCCTCCCCTGCCTACCCTTGGGTTAGCAAGACCCACTTCCTTAACAATAGATTCATAGAGCTTGGCCTTGTCTGATAGTTCCTGTATTAGCTGGTCAAACCCAGTAATCATTGTGGACATGTTACGTCCATACTGAGATTCCATTGCCATGACTTTGGCCATCTGCTTCATGGTGCGGGAATCAAATGTCACATGCTCCAAGAACTCAGCGGGTAGTTCCTCAGACTTTCGGGCATCCATGAGAACGCGCATTGGCACTCCCATATTCCCGTCGTTATTGGCTTGATTGAATTCTTTTTTCTGATCGTGAAGCGTCTGAAAAATGTCGTTAAATGTTGAGAAGGTTTGCTCAATGAATTGCTGTCTTGATTCCATGTCCGTCGGGTCACCTTCTTCAAGAGAGTAAAGCTTCTCGGCAAAGTCTTTTATTGAATAAAAGCCAGCTTCATTAACTGCCGTGTTCTCATATGCTACAATTAGGTTGCTGCGTCTAGCTAATCTCTGAACCCCATCTGGCCTGTGTACAGAGCCGATCATCGACCGTCCTTCTCTCTGCACGATTGGCTTCACAAAATCCCGCCAGACTGTTTTTGAAAACAGCGGTCTTGTGTCGTCAAATGGTTGGTCAGATTTAATTTCCAGCCACCCGCTTTCTCTCATTATCTCGTAGATGAGAGAGGCGTGACCAGACAGTCTCCGCATTACCGTAAATATGGGTTCGCCAATTGATTCACGGAGGTATCCATATTTCGGATCAGACGCGAGCTTGATACGAAGACGACTGCGCTGTTGGTCAAACCAACCAGAACTCTTCGCAGTTGCGTCCATGTATTTGTAAAACAAATCCCTGACTTTATCATTGTTCTTTATGATCTGAGCAAACTCATTAGATTCTGATAATCTATTAAGGTATTGGTTGTATGCATTTCGCCGCATCTCCTTACTATCTTTGCTGTAGTTAAGGAGGTCTGGGCGTTTCTCAAAAAACTGTAACGCTTTTTGATACCAGTCTTCTCTAAATTCCTGTCTCCTATCAATTTTGTAGAACTGACCTTTTAGCAATTCGTTCATCAACGCCTTTTCAGCGAGTGTCCATTGTGAACCAATGAGATCAGCCTCCTTCTCCATGCGTTGCCATTCGTTTTGGAAACGCTCAATCCTCCTGCCCATTAAGCGAGAGATGCCAGAGCCTATGCTGAATAATGATTTGCTAAATGAGTCAGCAAGTTTTTGTCCCACGACCCGCCTAATGCTCTTGTCCATTAGGTCAGCACCGGCAATCGCCAACTCATCTGCGATACGTTCCATTTGCCGGTAGGTGGCGGACTGAGGTTTGTCAGCGTTGGCTACTAGCCACGTCTTAATCTGCTGATAGTATCTGCGGATTTGATCTTGAGAAAACTTGCTGGCCTTGAGTGAAACTTCCTTTTGTTTCGATGGATCTTTAAGGTCTTCGATGGAAGTGTTGGGGCTGGCTGGAACAGGAATCTTCGCGCCGTCGTACAAAGCAAATGCCTGTACGTTTTTATCAGCGTCCTCTATGCCAAGGTCTTCCTCCAGCATACCCATTGTGTCATCGATAGTTTCAGCTACCGAATCCCAAAACAAAACTCGCTCAGTCTGTTTTTGTAATTCTCTTTGATCAGATTCAAGCGCCTTCTGCTTGGTGTTCAGTTGCAGCAAAATACGATTCGCAACTTTTTCAAGTCTGGGGATTCTCCTGGTAGCATGTCTGATCGTGTTCTCGTCTGCTCGCCCTTTTGCCAGAAACTCTTTGAGTATTTCGTCAACTCCGGCTCTCTCTTTATCGCGTCGAAGAGAGAGTAAATCCATTACGAGTGAATCCTTTTTGGCAATAGCAATTACAGCCGCCAGCATTTGGCGGTCTTTGATTAGAGGCTGAAGAATATCGACACCAGATGCATCAAGTAACTCAGCTATTTGAGTAACAGTTAAAGTGTTCCAGCGAGACTCGCTGTCTCCTCTGTCCTGCAAAACTCTTGCCGCTGCCTCGACCATGTCGAAGAAGTTGCCTTTGCCGTCTCTGGTTTCCCTGACGAGTTTAAGTAATTTCTTTTCAACTTGCTGAACAGCCTTCGCCTCTGGCGTCTTGCCTTCAAGCTGCTTGATGATCTGATAAAGTTCACCTTTGCGCCTCGATGCGTTGCCGATCTGCCGCATGTCATCGCGAAGTTCAGAGACAGCCTCATCCAGCATGGTGTAAATCTGGTTGAGTGAAACATCGGCATCGGTATATCGCTGCAACCATTTAACGACAGCCTCCTTTGCTTTCTTAACCTTTTCAGAAAGCGACTTTGGTTTGGACGGGTCTAGGTTCTGCTGACCGTTTATGTAGTTGTTTTGCAGCTTGGCCCTGACGCTTCTGATATGAACATAAGCAGCCTCCTTGGCTTTCGGTAGCTGCTTGTTTTGCTCAAGGCTAACACTCGTTACATCGTCTGGGTTTATCTGCTCATGCCCGTTAGCTGCCAGTTCGCTGTTTATCTCAGCAATCAAAACGGCAGGGTCTTCCTTGCCCATCATGTCACTAGCCAGCCACTCCTCGTATGTCATTGGCGTGGCTCCGCTAACCCGCCATGCCTCGTACATTTTACGATAAGCGTCATCGATGAGCTTGAGAGTGTACACCTCTCCCGTCTTCATCTGTACGCTATCGTATTCCTCTCCATACTGTACGATAGGTTCCGGCGCTGTGGTTCTCCTGCTGGGACTAGGCCGTTGTCTGACGCCAAGCCTTGCAGCAAGTTGGTTGTCAGGGACGACCTCTGGATAGTCCACGAACTTGTCCCGAAAGCTGATGTCTATTTCTATGGAAGAGTCATGCACCTTGCGTGACATCCCCACAGTCTCTGTGTGGTTTGGTTTAGGCCCACCCAAGAAACTGAGGTAGCTGAAAACATCCTTGTCTCCAGCAAGGAACATCCTCATGCGGTTCTGGAAATAAAGAAGAGGCAACTGATCGTTGGCAATGTTAAGCCCTGTGGCTCGTTGGATTGCCATAGACGCCCTGTAGTAAATGTCCTTTAGAAACCTAAAGAGTTTCTGCGCTGTCGATTGAGCGTTGGTTGGGTCAAACCCTTCCTGTTGTAAATTGATCGAGGTTGTTTCGACCAAGCGTTCCTCTTGTATAACCTCTGCTTCGTTCACTCCCTCCGGTATAGCCATCGTAAAGCCCTCAAGCTGGAGTGCCTTGTCGCTCATGTTGTTGATGGCAGAGTGAATCGACTCACGAATGTGAACCGGCTCATTGGCAAACACAGCATGAGCCACCTCATGCAATAGAAGTCGTATCGTTTCGCTTGTCGGATTAGCTGAGTCTGCTAGTGCCAGCCTAATTAATTTAAAGGCATTTGCATACGCACCATACTCACCTTCCATTGCCGCCTGTTCATTCTGAAAGATTTCAATGTTCAAGCCTCTGGCTACTGCGGCACGAACGATTGCGTCGAATAAGGCTTTTACCTTTTTGTTTGAGGGTAAACTTTGTGCCTCTTTCTCACTAACCGAATTAGGTTGAGGTGGACGCTGTTTAATTTCTGTATCAATTTCTGCATCTAATTTTTCGTTTGCGACTTGTTCAGAGAATGTTAAATCGAAATCATTTCTATTAGCGAATGTGTTCCAGTCCTTAACGCTGGAATCACTCTTTGTTAAAATACTTGCGATAGGAATCAGATTTCCACCAGCCAAAGCGGTTTCCAGTTTCGTCCTTGATCCGTCCGGCCCAGCAAACCAAACACTTCCTTTATCTTTCCAAGTTTTAACAACCCAAACCTCACCTGTGCTGGGGCGAAACAATGCAGTCAACCTCCTTGAGTCTCTCTTTGACGCGCCTTTCCCGTCTTTTTTCTTAGTACTTCTTTTTGTTAAAAGCTCACCTAGTATATCGAATTTTCCGCTGTCGATAATTTGCTTCATTTCATCGACAGGAAGAGATAGCCAGCTTTTAGCACCAGCAGCCCTAATACTTGAATCTATGTTCTCATTGCCAGTATCACTTTTTAACCGCCCATCTAATGGGTTTCTTTCTATGTCTTCAATGTGACTTGGGTTGACAGCCTCCTTTGTTTCTTGAGGGGTTTGTGTAGATGTTTCCTCCTCTGTGGTTTCCGGTTTCTTATCTGCTGTTTCTTTAATTTTCTCAGCAGCTTTAGCTTCTTTCTGTCTTAATTTCTCAGCAGCTTTTGCAAACTTCTGCTTCTCTTCAAAAGCTTTTTGTGCTGCATTATCCTCTTGTCTATCTAATTTAGAAGCGGCTGCCCAAATCGCAGCTAAATTGGTTTCGGCAGTACGCCGATCACCTTCTTTTTGTACAGCGGCTTCTCTTACTTGGGCTAATCGCTCGTTAAGTAATGCGAGTTTCTTTTCATCCTCAGTTTTCTGTGCCTGTAATTTCTCAGCTTCCTTGGCGTTGTCCTCTTTCTGCCACTTCTGATCTCGTTCTCTATTCCGAATTTCTTCCGCCCCGACTGACTCCGGCAGCATTGCTATCGGCTCACGGGTTTCAGCTACAGGTTCAGCTTCCGGCTGTGGTTCCAGTAAGCCCAACTGCTCATCGAGTAACGACTTAACTTCGACTGCCTCGCCAGCCATAGACATCGATGTCGTGGCGTCAGGTTTCGCCCCTTTCTTTGCTGCTTTTAATTTCTCATTGAGTTGTGCAATTAGGTACTTACGAATCTTTGGAGACAGGTCTGAGTTTTTGACTACGATAATTTGTTCTTTAATGAAGTTAATGTAGTCTTGATCTACCTCTGCTTTTTCATCTGAATCCTTTTTAGCATCCAAACGAAAACCCTGTTCTTCAAAAGCCCTTTTTTTCTCAGAAACATAAAATCTTGTCAGAATCCTGTTACTGAAAACATTGGCATCAGAAAGCTCCTGTTTAACGTCACCTCCAGCTACCTCCCTAGCAACCAAGGCTGTGATAATTGCTTTCTCCTCATCTGTTGGAGCGTAAATTTCATCGACTACATCCTCTGCTGGCTCTGTTGGTGTTACGTCTGTGTCATCAGTATCCTCTGCCGTTCTTCTTGTGGCTGCACCAACAGCACCCATGCTTCCGGCGGCAGCGCCAACTACTATTGCCCTATCGATTCGACCTTTTTCCTCATCGGTTAGGTCATCATAAATATCCATAGGAGCGAACAGTCTCCCCGTGTCTTTAAAGTGTTCGCTTGTCTTGTCTCCGTATTTCTCAGCGGCAATGTTAACTAACTCTTGGAAGCCTTCAGTCGCCCCTTCAGCCGGTATCGTGATAGCAGCCTGCTTGGCTAGTCTCCCAACATAGCCATTAAATCTCCTCTTCACATGCTCCTTTGCCATCTGCCCCTTAACTGTTCCGGCAAGAGCATCGACGATTCCTGACTGCTTCATAATGTATGAAGGCAGGAATGTGTCAGGGACAGCAGCAACAAGACCTCCGACAAGCGCAATGTCGATTGCGTCATCTGGGTCTACGTTAGGGTTGCTTGCTAACGAGTTGTAAATTTCACCGGATGATAAACCGTAGCTGTTTAAGGTGGTGGCAACTGTGCTGCCCAGCTTCGCACTAGCGGCTTTCATTTGTGCCTTGATCATGTCCTTGCCTGCACCTTTTCCAGACAAAGCAGTTTTAAGCAGGGTGTATTTTAGTGCGTCATCAGTAAGCTTTCGCCCTACCTGTTTCTCTAGGTTCTCTCTTACCTGTTCGCGAACCTTTTTCTTGAGAAGATTTTTAACAGCGTTCTTAGCGAAGAATCCGCCCACCCCACCAGCAACAGAACCAGGGCCAGGAGCGGCAGCGCTACCCACCAAAAGACCAGCACCGGCAGCAGCAATTGACTCCACCAAGGATGGCGCTGCTTCACCAAAGACTGCGGCTCCATATTGTAGTGATTCATAAAGACCATCAACGTCGTCCCACTCAGCCTCGACTGCGGCTAACGAAATGTCTTGGGCATCCTGCCCAACCTCCATTGCCTTCATCATTAGGTAGTCGCGAGCAGACTCCCAGCCTACAGCCCCCGCTCCTAAACCTAGTCCGCCTAACGCAGTCTCTCCTAATCCTATTGTGGTGCGTTTGGTTGCCTTCCAAAACTCTCCGAAAGGGCCAGACGGATTGACACGGTTATACCTGTCTACATCATCTTTCCGTCTTTGCTTTATGAACTGAGAGTAGGCGTCAGGGTATTGTGTCTTGATTGCAGACTCGCCATGCTGGCGAATGAATCCGCCAATAATCCCTTGATCGCTAATGCTATCGTCAGGAAACCGAGAACGGTAATGATCTACTAAAGTGTTGGGCATCGTCGTGCATTATTGACCGCCGCCGTAGAATGGTGATCTGCGTAGTTCCTCGCGAGTTCTCCTGTTTGATTCATCTAGGAGTCGGCGGATACGCATCGACCTTTCCTCAGAAGTCTCTGGGTTGCCAGAAACAACACCCCTAAATCCTGGGTCACCACCTTCAAGCGGAACGGGACGAATGTTGTCTTGGTTCAACCGGAAAATCATATTCTCGATGTCGCTGATTCGCTGTTGGTTTTCAGCCAAAGATTTAACTACCGAGTCATTAGGCTGATTACCACGTTTAATAGCTTTACTCATCATGTCATTCTGACGCTGAACATTGCCTTCAAGCGTAGCTCGCTCTTTTTCAAGAGCATCCATGTCATCAGATAACGGCCCAAAGCGGCTCATGTCCAACGTGGGAGTAGAAGGGATAACAGGGCCAAAGCCTCCAGCGGCAGGGCTGTCCGCATCGGAAGGTGCTGCGGCAGGAGTAAAGGCGGGAGGAGGAGTTGTGCTTTGATTTGTCGAAGTTGCCGGAGTTGCTGGAGCAGGAGGTGGAGTTACTGCCGGAGTAGCCCCACTTTGCGGAGGTAAATTGAACCTCCCTGTCTGAACAGCATCTTGGTTTCGATTATTTAAGAAATTTCGCGAAGTTCTTTCATTAATTACAGTTGTAGATTCAAGGCCGATAGATGGATTTACCGTTTCTATCCTTTTCATATTGGAATCAATTACTCGCACTTGCTCCATCCGTAATGAAATCTCATTTGAAACTTGTTTTGCTTTTGCGTCACCAACCTCTTCTGAAACTTGCTCCATCAAAGTTCCTAGTTGTTGTTGCGCTGCCTCATCATTCTGAATAAGTCTAGCCAAACCCGCCAGTCCCTCAGTCCTAATTGTCTCAATATCCGTTTCGTTTAATTTGAAAATTGGGTCGGCAATTAATTTAGGTAGAAGGCTCTTGAGTATTTCGTCTTCAGTTGGGCCGGAACTATTTCTAATTAACTCACCGATTTGCCCATAGATTGCATTTCGTTGCTCAGATAAGTTTTCATAGTTTTGATGAATTTCAGGATTCAATGCTCTGAAAGCATCTCGCTGACGCTTCTTAAATTTCTCCAACTCTTCTGGGGCTTTATTATAGATGTATTTATAAACATCTTCGATAGAAGCTTCATTGGAATTTACCATCCCGTACTGAGCAGCCTTGAGTCGCATCTCCTTCTCATCCTGCTGAATAGCAAAACCCCTCTCATCAAGCTGAACCATGCGGTTCCTGTAAAAATTCCAATCCGATTCCGTCGCTTGAAAATTCTGACGAGCAATACGTTCTGACCTAGTAAAGTCCCGTGAAGTCTTGGCTGCTTCTTTAGCAGCCTTGTTTTGAGCAATGCGTTCAGACGTAGTAAATTCTCTTGAAGCCTTAGCTGCTGCTTTCGCAGCGGCGGTTTGCATGTTGAATTTTTCAATCCAATCTTGCCTTGCCTCGTCCCTACGTCGTTGGTCGTCAGCTAATTTGCGTTGCCGGTCTAGTTCTTGCGCCTTCATGGCAACCCTGTCCGACATCATTCCCACCAAGGGGGCAGCAGCCTGCTGCACACCCTGTCTTGCCATTTCAAAAACTTCTCTTTCAGTAGCCATAATGCTTGTTACTGGTTGGCGTTGTTATATTGAACCAAAGTCAAAACCTGTGCCAACTTCGGCTTGACCAGAGGTGACGTTAGTACCATCTGGGTTTGTGCCGTAGTATGTTGGCTGTCTCATAAATTGCTGCTGATTCAGCATGTCCATCATCTGCTTGTTGCGAGCGTACTGGCCGAACGCATTTGCTGCACCAGCTATACCGCCAGCTAAAGCTGACCCTGACGTGTCAACCGCAGGAGCAGGCAACGGCGTGGCTCTAAATCCTCCTGGTGCTATCTCAAATGGCTGTAACACAGAGTATTGTCGCCCTGCTTGTTCAACCAACTGATTGTAGGGTTGTTGCTGTGATGCTATTCGCATGGCTGCAATCGAATCTGCAAGTTGCGGATTGTCCAACTGCATCCGATATGCATCCTCTGAAATCGCAGCGTTACGTCGAGCGTCTGCTAGGTTAGCTTCTGCCAATGCGCCAGCCTGTTGCTGCGCTGCGTTTTGCCTAATGTTAGCACTTGCTAATTGTGAACCAAGGTTAGCTCTACCGGATATGCCAGCCATAGCATCTCTGGCACGTTGTGCGTTGAGTTGCTGGGCTAATGCCAACTCAGCAGATTGCCCTATGGTTTGCGCCTGCTGCCGTTCAGCTTCAGATACTGGGGCAACATTTTCTCGACGCCTTCTTTCATAATCACTAATTCCGCCTATGCCTTCATAGATGCCTCGCAGGGTATCCATGCCCTGCTCACGCAACGGTTCTTCAGCAGCATAAATATCTTCAAACTCCCTGAGTCTTTCTCTGGGCGTTTTGTCGAGAGGAATAGAAAAGATATCGGCGGCTTGCGTTCCTGCTATTGGCTCGATTAGTCGTCCGCTGGAATCCTTCATGTAAAGAGGAAGTTTGGCACTACCCTTAGAGCCACGCCCCTCTTGAAACATTTTGTAATTAAACTCTCGATCTAACGCAGCTTGCTCTCTGGCGGCGCGGCGTCCCTTCTTAGCCTCCTTGCCTGCTCGCGCTGAACCTACTACTGAAGCACCAGCACTAACTACCGCTGCCGTTGCTGCTGTTACCGCTGCCATGTTAATTCCTTTCTCATGTTAAATCTTTGCTGTAAAAAATTTCTAAAGGTTCGTAGCCACATCTCTTATAGTACCTTTCTAGTTTATCAGCCTTTAGCTTTGCTAAATGTACCATGTAAATTCGTTCACACCCGCGATTTTTTGCCTCCGCTTCCAGCGCCTTGTGTAATCGAATGCCATGACGCCTGTATTGAGGTTCGACGTACCAGAACATTTCGGTGCATATCAGATCGCCTGTTATGAAGTCTTCACTAATCATACCCCCAATTGTACCCAGCACTACACCATCGCGAACAAGGACAAGGCACAGGGCAAAGCCTGCATCCACATGTTTCCTCAGTCCTGCGGAAAAGTTCTTAGGTACTCCTTTTAGGCCACCCTCTTTGAAGAATTTTTGGCAGAGGCTATCTAACTGTTTGTAGTCGTCATCATTGGCTTCCCTTACGATCATAAAATACTGTCCATATTAGTCTGCCATCCGAGAGTGTAGTGCCGAAGGCTTCGTGAGGGTAACGACTGTGAAACATTTTTGTGGGATAGGTTATGAACCTGTTGAATTTCATCTCGGCAAATCCACACATGGCCCATTGATCTTTGCGCTGCCACTCCTCGACCATATCCAAATTAAATTCAACTGGATCTCTGCCGTCTTTTATTAGCTCGTCATCGGCTGGCAATGAATCCCATCCGCCTACCTTATGCCTCCAAAAGGCAGTACCTCCTCTGCGTTGATGGTTTGGGTTTAGGTAAAGTATGCCTGCGTACTTGGCGCATATCCCATCAGAATGCACATGGTTATGCGGCATTTCTTTTTCATAACTTACCCGAAAGCATGAGAGTTTTATTTCAACATCAAACCCAACAAGCGCAGCAATCTCTTTGGTTAGGTCAGGTTGATTGTCTAGGCAGATGCCTGTGTAGTTGTAACCGTCTGGGCCAACCTCGTCCGTGAAATTTGCGGACAATATTTCCTCCCTAATCTGTTCTGCGTTAGGGGCGAAACCGTCAGCAATTCGCAGAGTAATATCCAAAATTAATAATGACCTATGATCTTAAATCCAATAAATGAAAGTGAAGCAGAACTTACATTTTGACAAATTAATTTAAATTTATATTCGTTACTATCCATTCTTGGGCAGGTTATCATCGTGTGAACACTTTGATACCCTGTGTTTTCCCAGTTCCCTACTTCAAACATATATAAAGGTGCATATTTTAAAGTGTTTGGATTCCATATATTTAACATTCCATGAAACCGATCCCCCCCTTGCCCTTGAACTAATATATTTAAACCAGAAGTTTCAGCAATTTTCACCCCGCCTCCTGCTGTGTTTAACTTATCGTCATCAAATTTTAACTCCACATTTTTATTTTCTTGGACATATATAGGATAGTCACCACCTTGATTAGAAAGCTCATGTAATTTAAGGACATCAATATCATCATACACAGAAGACCCGCCACTTTGTAAATTGGTAGAAACATTAGTGTCTTCTTTGTCCGTGCCATATAAATTACCACCTTGTATTGCACCCCAATATGGGGCGACGTGACCTGTAAATTCGGCAGCCGCTATGGTAGGCGTGTAAAATTCTATTTTACCCTCGTTATCTACCCGTATTTTTTGGCCCTTGGTTCCGGTCTTTAAACCAAGCTGATTTGATAATGGTGTAGTGACTTCAAAACCATCCGTTGTTGAGTTGTACCTAGCCTCTACAATCTGACCAGCGACAATATCACCATCCTCAAGCGGAATATCTTTTCGTTTAAAAATACTTTTTGCACCTACTGAATTTACATTAAGTGAAGCAGCCCCCGTATTTGTAGTCTTGGCCTTAAAGGCAACAACCATTCCGTCTTTGTACGCTGTGATAGCAGGCGACAAAGTGATTGCATAATCATCGTTACTTGACGTGTCTTCTGCGTAGAAATGCGAATCGGATTGTATGTTGGTTGCGGTAACTGGAACCTTAAATGTGCCGTCTTGGTTGAACGCTGTGTTGTACAGAGTCTCAAGTCCGTTAGTAAAGTCCTGCACCAACTCAAAGTTCCGATCAACCTGAGTAGAGGTTAATGCAGCAGTTTGGTTCTTCCTGTAATTTAAATCTACAATTGGCATTATGATTTCCTTATTAATGATTCAGTATCTATGCTCGCAGCATCAAATGTTCTTCCACTAAATTGAACATCGATCATGCCGCTTGCTTGTATTTCGTCTTGAAACAAATGTTGTCTAAAATAACACGCGATAAGGCTCTTTGCTTCAGCCTCTGTAAGCGTCTGGCTTCCCAGCAGCGTGGTGTCTTCAGCTTCGTTTCTCGTTCCATAAATTTTTACTGTGACCTCTGGATTTCCTGGTGTCTTGCTGCTTAGGTGCAGCACATAACCTCGCAAATCCTTTTCGTCTAATGCGTTCCCAAAGTTGTACAACCCAAACTTTAAAATGCTATCGTACTTTTCTTTGGCAGAGTTAATCCGCCGATAGTAAATAGATTTCCCTACCGTCGAGTCGTCACCCCACTTTAACTCTTTGTCCACCTTCCCATAAGTAAACACCACCCCGTTGGTGTCACCAAAAACAAACCAGTCTTCTGATTCCTCATTGACCAACTCAGTCTCTGGTTTCTTTACACTTGCTGCGGCTGTGGCTGGGATATTTGTGGTAGAGAATGTGTCGTATTTGTAGTCGTAACACAGACACTTGTCATCTGTTCCTGTACCAATAACCCAAACTTCCTGAGTAGGCGTATTGTGAACCGAAAAGATTTTCTCGGTGTCCTCAATTTTCGCTGTATTAAAAAACTTATCAGACACAGCATCCGCCGCTGGAATTGCTCTTGGTATGCGAGATGAAAGATCGAACTCGTAAAAGCCAGATCGACCAGCATACACATGTTCACGTCCATTGATGTTCACAAGCGTGTGCCGATAGTAGAGAGATTTACCGGAAGGGATTGCCAGCTTGGTTACATTAAAGGGACTAGTGGTGTTGCCTGTGTATTGGAACAAGAAAATCGATGTGTCCCTGTAAACTACCAAGTTGCCCTGCAACTCTGCCATCTTGAGAATACCGCTGCCGTCATCTTGGATGTCATCAAATCCAATGATGCTGCCGATAGCTGTCGTTGGCTGAACTGTCGCGCTTGTTACCGTGGTGTCTGCTGTCTTATCAAGAGTCAACTCTGCTCCAGCAACTGAAATAAATTGTACTGTAGCCACCAAGTTACCGCCGTTTACTCCAGCCCCAGTAATCGTCAAGCTGTCGCCGGTCTTTATGGACTTCGCAGGCCACTTCAACGTGAGCTTATCGTCACCCTTGGTGATCGAACCTGACAGCACAACTCCCCACTCCTCTGGATAGTCAGGCAAGCTCCACGCTAATCGGTACTGCCGCCTAGTTGTGTTGCCGGTGTAAGCTTTGTACGAATCTGGATTCTCTAATTTGAAGGTTCCATCAGCAATTGGAGAATCAAGATCGACCATAGCTGTCTGACCATCAATGAACTTTGTTATCGTCCTGACTTCGCCAGAGTCGAACAGCATTTTCAACCCAACCATGCTTTCTGTAAAATAACCAGGAAAGCAACGGACTGTATAAGATCCATAATTTTCCCTGTTATCTATAAGGAAGAAGGCGAGGTTTTCTATTGCAGATGTCGGAGCCGTATCTACCTGTACCGTTGTACCGGAACCACCAACGATTGTGGTCTTAAAGCCATTAGTGAAGCGGATGGATTTACCTACATCGCTTGGAGTAAACATGGATGTTGATGCAACAACATCGGTAGCATTAGCTGCCATGCTGGCAACTGTTGGCTGGCTGAAGACTGAACCTACCTGTTCTGCTGTCACCCCAGTTGCTGTATTCGGTGACATCAAAGTGTCGAGATTGGTTTGAGAAATCTCAGACACGTCAGCACACATTAATATTCCATTGTATGCTGCGATTGTCCCAACACTACTGATGCCTTGTTCGCGCATCTCATGGATAGGCTCTGCCTTGTCCCATTCAAGTCGGTACAAGTGGGGTAGATCAACGCCGTTATTAAACACGGTGTAGCCGTTTATATTTACAGCCTCCCACCTGTTTGCCGTCGAACTAAACCCGCTGCCTATCTCTGTCCAGTTGCCAGAGATTGTTTCAGTATAATCCTCTGCGTAATCTGTCGCATACCCCTCGTTGGATGACAGGAACCTGTACAGTTTTGTGGCGCTGCCAGCAAGTAGCGCGGTCTTTCCGTTAGGTCGTCTCGCAGAATGAATGAATGTGATCTCCTCAGAGACGCCTTCGCCCCCAGGATATTGCTGGCCATCAAGGCTTCTGCTCTGGTTACCCCAGAACCAATCGTAACCCTCTCGTTTTTTTTCTCGATCTAAGTCACGCCGCCAGTCTCGCTTTACAGTATAATTCTCAATGCCAGCCTCGGCTTCGGAAACTCTGGATAAGAGTCGCCCACCTTGGCTTGGCTTGATTGTTACACTCCGGTAGCGAGGCATTACGGTACGATCATTACGATGTTGGTAGCTGTCTTGAATTCACGCCCCGACTCAAGCAAAGCTCCATCTTCGCGAGGGATGCGATGACCAAGTTCATATTTACCAACTTCAAAGCCAGTCAAATTTCCAATAAGCGAAGACGCTGATGCGGATACAGCGGCAGTTAATGTAAGGATGCCTCCCCCCTCAAAAAGGATTTTGTCTCCAATTGCTGCGGTGTCTCCGTGGTCACTTTGAACAGAAATAGTTTTATTGTTACCTGTAGCAACATCAGACAGATCAACAGTAGTCTTAAACACCTTGGTTGCGGTGGGTAAATCCTTCTTAACAGATTTAGAAAAGGTTTCACCTGTTTCAGCCTGCAATGTAGTGGATGAGTATGACGGTATACCACCAATCAACCATTGGCCATCGCCTCTGTCTGAGTCAGCAATACAATGAATAACAATCTTTTTGTTTTCGGCTGAAGCAGTTGTAGGAATAACAGTTATTGAGTCAGAAAGAACTCCGGTTGAGTTGTTAACTAACTTTTCTGATCTTCGTGCTAATCCAAAGCCGGTAGCATTTGCAGCCGGTGTTGTGCTGGACTGATTAACATAGGTTATCTGGGTGTCAGTAGCGTTGGTGACCTGTGCCTTAACCACGTTGTAGTAGTCAGGTGTCATTCCAGTCACGGTGACCTTGTCGCTTGTCAGTATACCGTGACCCGCCGGAAGAGTTAGCGTCAGGTTCGACCCAGAATATGTGCCAGCAGATGGAATATGTCCGGCTATTCTAATGTCCACTTTGCCGCTTCCGCCTCCCTTGTAAACAGAAAGTCTGAAGCTTGTGCCATCGTAAACATATCCCAAGCTGTCATTAACTACCGTTGATGCCGCCACTAGTTTGCCGGTAATTGTAGTGGCATCCGCACTAGCGTTAGCTGACAGGGTAAAGGTGGCTTCATTTGAAAATGTTACAACCTGTCCTGCGTACAAGGCTTGAGGTAACGCATCAACAGTAAGGCTTGTTGCCCCGTTAGAATAACCGTTGGCGTTATTAATCTTTACGTTAAATTTCTTTAGGTCAGGTAGAACAATCGATTGGTCACCGGAGCTTGATAACACTCCCCTGTAAATTCCATCCAACTGCTTGGCAGAATCTGGCACTTGAAGGATTGCCCCACTTGATGATTGTGCTGACTGAATTGACAGCCTCTTTTCGTAAAGTCGGTCTATCTTCAGATTGCTAATGTCGCCATTAGTGATCGATAACTTTGCAAACGGGATGTCGCCATCTGATACAGATAACTTGTTGTAACTAATGGCAGCAGTTGTTGCTACGTCATTGTTTGTGATTGAGTTTGAAAGAGTAAGTTTCGAGTAGGGAATAGTGGCAAGCTTCGATGAGTCTATTGCCGCAGAGCCATTGATGTGGCTATTGGTAATACTACTTGTCAGGCTTAACTTTCCTATGCCTATGCTTCCCGCAAGTTTATCCTGACTGATGCTGCCAGCTAAGTCCGCATTAGTCACAGCGCCAGACAGGTTCAGCTTTGCGTAAGGAACCGTAGCCAGCTTGGATGAATCAATAGCCGCTGATGAGTTGATGTGAGCGTTGACAATTGTGTTTGTCAGGTCGAGCTTACTACCAGCAATCGCAGCACTATTGCTGATCTGCGAGTTGACTATTGACCCAGCACTTACGTCAGCTTTCTCCTGCCACTTTAAATAGGTGGCATCACTTGTTGCGAAGTCATTCCAAACATAAACCTTTGGAACTGCTGACGAACCAACTTGCCTTACCCATAGGTATTGTTTCCATTTAGTTGTTACGGTTGCGTCTGGTACATCTGGACTACCGCCTACATCTGTCGTTGTGATTAAAGCACTCATTTTAGCAATTGCTGGTTTCTACCTCTGTTTCTGTACATACACTTGTAAAAATTCTACCCGTGCCATCCTGTTTACGGATGTGGGTTCTTGAACGTGTGTTCAAATAAAGGTCACGACGCTTGCGCCGAAACGAAGATAAGTAACTCTCATAAAGTTTTAAGTCGTGATCGACCTCTCTCTTGACGTGCGCCTTTACATATTCAGCCACGCACTCTGCAACAGGAGAGTCATATGGAACCTTGTCTGAATCCTGGTGATTAGCTCTTTCACCTTCCCATGTTAGCTCAAGAATCTCTGAGTCAATTAGTCTTGGGTAGACAAAGAAGTCACCGGCTTTTCCGATAGCCATATACCCTTGTGATCTTTCCATGACGGGGGTGTCGCATATTAAATCCTGACGGTTTGAATAGCTGTATGAAATCAAGGGATACCTGACGCATTCAGAATCTGAGCTATCGGTTACTGATGGATCACCATCTGCGTCAGTAATTACCCACGCCTGTATGACGTTTGCCTGCTCTGGCAGAACACCAGCAGATGCGTTGCCCTCTGTGGTTAACGGTTTGATTCCAATTGGGGCGGTATTATTATAGCGAGTTGTGTTAACCGTTCTGTAAAAGGGAACGTGAGATAAGACAGACTCTGTACCGGCTAAGATAAAACGATTAGTGAAATCTGTAGCGCCAAGCCTGTTGGCATCGACGGTCAGTAAGGTTTTAACGTCAGTTTTAAACTCGCTCCAAGTCATGTGCTTTTGTTACGCCCTCTTTTTTTAACTACCGGCTTCGCCACTTTCTCTACAGCAAGGATATCTTCAACATCTGGTAGCTCTTTATCTTCTGCCACAGCTACCGCATCCTCTACTGGTGGGGGTTGGGCCGGAGAAACTGTTGAGCTTCGCAAGCTTGGTGCTTTTTTTTTAATGTTTTCTATTTCCTCTCCAGTCATCACGAAAATCTCTTTGGTCTTAACAAGATCATCCAAAGACTTTTGTTCCTGTGTGTTAGATGTGGAATAGAATCCGGTATAAGCACCCGCGCTATGCTCATATGGAGTGAACCTCAAGGCGACTCCATTGACCTCAATTAGCCTGTTCGCGTTGGCAATGCCATAATGCTTTTCTGCCATAACTCTTAAAGTACTCCTGCATAAGGGTGGGTCAAAGGAAAAATGGGGCAGGGAGTTTCCTCCCTACCCCAAATGGCGAGCAGTTAGCAGAGAAATTAGCTATTGCTATGGGTACTAAGTGCAACCCATTTAGTTCCTGTCCACATTAACGTGATGGAATCGTCTTCGCTATCCAAGCTGAAGTCAGCCCCAATTTCTAGCGTAGACCCTGGGTCTGTGTTGTTTTTGACAACAACTGTATCGCCTCCATCAGCAGCCATTAAGACAAGGATTTGCCCTGCTTGAGTGCCGCCATTAATTGTTTCCAGATTATCACTAGCGGCAGCACCTTCTGTCGCCACTAGATGAAACGAATCAGTAACAGTAATAGCTCCACTCGCAATGGTAAGGTTTGCTCCTTTGGAAAGGATTCTACCTTTTTGAATGTGATCTTTAACGTCCGATAACGTGTCGTATGATTTTATCTGTGCCATAATATTACAAATATAGGGCGAGGGAGACTAGCCCCCCCGCCCTTGGTGATTACTTTAAGACAGGTCGCACCCTGCAACAGTCAGGGTCGGACACCCGTCCGTGAAGTTCTCAATCACAACGTGGCGATTTGGATTGCCAACCCGAACTTCAAAAGTCTTGGAGTTCAAGATGTAGTGATTGACGTTTGGCTGAATGACACAGTTGTAAATGTCATTGTCCACATCAGTCTGACGACGAACGCTGTTAGTCTTAACGATATTGATAGCAATATCAGACCAGTCGATCATCCAGAACGTCCGTGCGCGGGTTTTCATACCGGCGGCAAGAGACGTTGGCGCACCTGTGGTGGCAGTCAAACGATCATCAAAGTACGGATCGGTGAACACCGCCAAACTCAGGCCGTGATCTGGAATGTCGTACTTGTTGTAGGTGTAGGCAACCTTGCCGGTCACACTATCCGTCAGCTTCTGACCAGCTTGGATAAACAACGTAATGTCAGCACTATATTTAGCCTTGTAGTACTTGATCATTATGTCGTGAATCTTAGCAGCCGTGAACCTGTCGGTCATGGCATCGATGGTGTCAACCGTGCCTGCTGTATTCTCACGCTCTCTCTTAACTGCGTAGGCAGCTTCAAGAATCGTGTCGATATTTAAGGCAGCGTTTGCCCCAGGATGTACACGTCCGCACTCATTAAGCTGTGTGCGAATACCAAGCGTGTTGGCTTTGTACTCTAGGTGACAGGTGACATCTGCTGAGTCATAGACCTTTGGCAGATCGGTATAACCATTGACGGTTTGCTTGTCGTTTATAGCCTGTCCGTAGAAGACGGTGTTATAAAACGCACGTTCGTGAAGCATCTCCTGTTGCTTGCGTTGTTGTGCAAGTGGCAAGCTACGGAACTTCTTGAACCAGTCAGATGAATACGGAGCTTCAAGAGCCTTCAAGTACTCGTCGTTGTAACAATGCGTCCACCGCATCGTTTGTTGCCAATATTCAACAAGGTTTAAGTCGTTGATGGCTGGCCCTTGTTCGCACCACTTCTCGTAGTCGCTGACAGAGTTAGCCAAGATAGACAAAGTACCAGCGATTGGCTGATGCTTTTGCTTGAGTAATTTCTCAGCGGCAGTACCAGAGTTCAATGGGCCAGTACCGTTATAGCCAGCCCATGTATCCTTATCTACGCTTGGCTTAACAATAACCTCGGCAGCTTCGTATCCAGCAACACCGTTCACAGTCTGGTTTGTTAGCGACTTAGCACCGATAACCTCCATCTGAACGCTGTAACTATCAGAGTCAGCACCCGGCCCTTGGTAAATTCCGTTACCATTTGTTTCGACCATGATGAACATACCAGGAAGGAAGAACCGGCCAAGATTATCAACGGAACCCTTGTTGAAGTTTTGCTTGGTAATACCACTTCCTGGGTCTGGCCCAAGGTAGACTTTTATTGTCCACGCAAACGTGTTTGCGATGGCGGCATTAGAACTGCCTTCCATTGGAAGTTCAGCCCCAGCACCTGTTGTCGCAGTTGCATCAATTGCAGTTCCTCCAGATGCAATAGCTGCATCACCTGTCGCAGGAACAGACCCAGCATATACTTGAAAGTAATTCGGGTTAACTGTGTTGCGACGTGGAACCAAGCTGAATGGTGCAATGATCGATTCGCTTCCACCTCCCTTTGCCGTGGGCAATGAGACGTGCCGACTCAAGAGAAGATCAGTTAATGTCCGCTCTTGTGCGCCTGCTAGTCGAGCCTCTTTAGTCTGGGCGATGATTCGGGCCATGCCGACTTCGTCCATACCTTGAGCCTCAAACATGTCTTTCGTCATAGCCTTGAAGCTGGCCTTGGTAAGGGTGCAGCCGCAGCTATCATCGACGACTAAGGCGCGTGGTGTACAATTGTCCGTGGGAAGTGTTCTTGTCCCACTTACTGTATTACTGAGTGCCATAATTTAGTCCTATACTATTATTGGTTTCCCTTACAAGAAGGTTGAAATCAATTTACAGGACGGTATATGACCCGCCAAAAAAGTTTATAAAATGCAGGCTAAATGAATTTATTCTAGCCTATAAATTATTTATCCGCCGTTGTGCGGAATCACTCTTTCATATTCAGTATGTCAATGATGTCGCCCCCGACAGGTGAAGACTCCTCTAATGCTGAACTATCAGCAGCACCTGGGCCTGCACTAGACTTTGATTTGGGTGGAGTAATTGGCTTTGCTTCGGCTGCTTGCTTAGTTTTTTTCTTCGGTTCTGCGGCGGGTGATTTCTTTTGACGAACAAAACCCATCCTAGTTAACCGTTCTTCCTCAGTTTTTATGGTGTCTTGTGCTTCTTTAATGGCATTAGCCCCAAGCATTTTAAGCACGTCGTCGCTAGTGAATGTCCATTTGCCAGACGTTTGTCCTTTTCCCGCAAGCCCTGCGTATTCAGTAGGTGTAACAAAGTTTGCCTTGTTGCCATACGAATCCTGCCTGACCAGATCGTTGCCACCATTTTTCGCAAAGTACTCAGCTTGATTGTTGATGAAACTTAACAACCAAGAGTGATTGTTATTGTTCCCATCAAAATCTTTGATGCCGTTACTTATGTTTAAGTATTCTTTGGCAAGGTTGGTGGCACTAGCTATCTTCTCCTTAATGATGGACACCTCATAAGGGCTTTCCTTCTCGGCCTTGTCTAGTCCGCCATCACGAATCAAATCTCCTATCTCATCGGGAACCATTGCAGGCAGGCTAGACTCAAACTCTTTTATCGTTTCATTAATCTTCGGCCTTGCTTCTAGCTCATGGAGTTTACGCTCAAAATCCTGCCGGTCTTTCTGAGTTTCCTTACGGGCTTCCTCAAGGGCTTCCTCTTTCCACATCATTTTCTCCAGCTTCTTGGTTTCAGACGCAGAAATGGTGGGCTTATTATCCTCGATGAACCGCATGAACTCTTCGTCGTTTTGATCTAGCGTTCTGTCTGGGTCTTCATGTGCTTTTTCAGCATAGGCATCCAGTTTTTTATAGAAGTCTAACAGCTTCTTGCCCATCTTGTTGTACTTGTCGGGCATCTTGCTTTCGGCGTATCTAGCCAAGGCAAGTTCATCACGCTGCTCGTCGAGAAGAGTCTCCTCGTAAGAGTCTACAGGTTTCTTTGGTTCTGGTTCTGGCTCTGGAGTTTGTTGAGGTAGCTTGAACTTCTCAAACTCTTCACGCACCGCATCCCTGACATCTGTTTGGGTAACAGGAGGTTTAACCTCAAACGTCTTGTTTCGTTTGGGTTCTTCCTCTGGCTCCGGCTCCGGTTGGTCAGGCTCGTCGTCCTGACTGGCTTGTTCCGGCTCTGGCTCCGGCTCTGGTTCTGGTTCTTCGGGTTGAGGTTCCTCGACTTGTTCTATCTCTACCTCTTCGGGTTTAGATATTAAGCCAAGGTCTTCATACAAAGAACTCAGTAAAGGGTCGTCGTGGATTGACCCTACTTCTTCCGGCTCTTCGGCTTGGGATTGCTGCTCTTCGGCTTCGGGCTGCTGCTCTTGTACATGCTGCCCTTCTTGCTCTTCGAGTGTTTGCTGTAGTTCATTTGTCTCTGTTTGTTCTGCTACTGTTGCCATAAATTACTGCATAGCCTGCACGGGTTGCTCCGGCCCTTGTATGGCTTGCACTATCGCCTGTATGTCTGCGCTGTTTTTCTGAATCGCTTGTCCGAACTGCTGAAGTGCAGCCTGCGTCTGATCATCTGGTGCTGTCATGCTGTCATCGTCACCAGGACTTAGCTCTAGCTTTAAGTCTACTCCCGCGCCACTCAGGCGGAATATCTCATTGATGATCTCAAAGTATTTCTCCTTGCCGATAGCTCCTAGAACCTGTGGCTGATTGAGTACCTGTATAAGTTGAACCAGAACATTAGCAGCCTGCGAGTTGCTTGCTCTTTCGCTGCCGTCGCGGCTCGTAAATATGTAGTCATGGCACAAGGCTCGCTTGCTTCCTATGACGGTGTACCTACGTTCCATGTCAGGATCCATCAAATCTCCGTCGCCCATCTCCACCTCAAATCCTGCCCTTTCAATTATGTTTCTTGTGTACCGTCCAAGAACTGGAAGGTGAATTGAATTGCTGCCACATGATATTAGCGACTCGTAAAGGACACGCTTCATGCTGGCTCGCCCTTCATCGATGGCATCGGATATAAATGTGTAAACGCTGTCGGTTGTGTTGCTAATGGATAGCACCTCGGTTGCAGAGATTTCCCTTGGCGCTGGCTGACCTTGCTCTTGCGGAGACAAAGCCATCAGTCTCTCAGCCATAGCCAGTAGCTGTGTGATTGAGTTGAATATGTTTGTCAGGTTTCCATTGGGCTGACTCCTTACAACCTTAAATATGTTGTCCGCTGTCGGGTCTATGCCCAAGTCTTGCAGCTTGCTGAAGCTGGCATCCAACGCATGAGTGGAGGCGTAGAAGTTCTCCCCCTTCATGGTGTTGCGGAAATCCTCCAAAGCCTTGTGACCCTCGTCGTTGTCCGGCCATAGGTCTGAGTTGATTATGGCGACAGAGAACAGGTCTGCCTTTGCGGTTTCAAGTAGCTGGCTGAACAGGTTGGTCAACTGATCTTGGAACGGCATCAGTTCGTGTGCCACGGATATGTTCAGCAAACGTGAGTCGTTCTCATTAAATGAGAAGACCGAAGCCGGTGCGCTTGGCAGTATCTCTGCGTAAACAACTGTGTATTCTCCGGCAACCTTGAGGTGTACCCACACAGGGAACGGGTATGTACCTATCCCGTAATCCTTGGGTATGATCTTAACAAAGTATTCTGTGATGAATACCGAGGTGTCCTTCTCTTCCCCGCCATAGTGGCCGACTTGATTCTTCCTGTCATTGAAGCTGGTCAGGTCATCCTTCTGCGTGGGGGGAGTGATTGTTGTGTAGTACTGGTTAAAGTAATTAGCATACCGACTGAACAATCCTATTTGCCCAGAGCTAAACCCAACCTCGTCCCTGTTAAAGTAGTTAGGATTCTCTAAGATGTCACCGAATCGGCATATGTCCCAGAATCCCACATACTCACAGCCAGTATCTGTGTTGAGGCTGGCTAGGGGATAGTTGAAATCATAGAAGGTTCTTGTTGGGTGAGGAGCGACCCAGCTTACGCCTTCCCTGACTATCTTGGTACGCTTCTTGGTCATCGTTCCCTCGGTAGCGTACTGCTCTGAGATAGGAGTCTGTTCCCAATGCACATCTCTTTCCCATGCTGCTCTTGGGAATGCTACTGAGTGTCCGTACAGGAACATGTCCCTTATAAGCTGGGTCTGGAAGTGCCGGTAGTTGTACTGATCTGCCATCACATCGATGCGCTGGCTCAGTACATCAGCCCTTAATTTACCGGCTGGCTCTGTGGTTCTAGCCTCGTACTTAAAGAATGGATACAGGTTGTTGAACCTGTTGCTTTGTGCGGCTAGTCGTCGGGTAACAAACGATCTAATAAGGTTGATGTTTACCTCGAAAAATTTAGGCAAGTTGATGCCGACAACGCTGCCCTTGGCATCCTTCTTAACGTACTGACTGGTGTTCTTTAGCTTCCCAAGTTCTTTAACACAGGCTTCCATGTTGATTCTCTTCTGAGCATACAACACTAGCGGAACTATTTGTCTGGTGATCGGGGTTGAATCCCATGCCAGATCAACTGATGAATACAGGTGGTGGTTCTTTAATGACCACAGGATATGTTCAGAGACACGACTGCTAATTACATCTTCAATCTTTTTCCTGTTGTCGATGTCCTTCTCAATCCTTTTGCGTTCCTCTTTGGGAAGCTCATCCAGCATCGGCTTCGGCGGAAGCTTCGCTGTAAACATTTCCCTCAACCTCTCGTTGGTTGTGCCTGCCTCTTTGAGAATCTCGAAATCTATCATAACTTGGATACTGTGTTTCTAGTAGTGCTTCCTCTTGGAAGTGGAATAGAAGGGCGACATGGCTGGGAACTTTTCCTGAGTGCATCCATCTCTTCAGTTGTGAAAACGGTATGCAGCATGACGCAGCCAACTCCTCCAGAGTGAAATTTAAATAACGACAACACTTAACAACTCTGCGCGTTGTCCACCCATCAAGGATTCCTTTGCCACGCCAGAACCTGTAAGCCCTGTACGCTCTTGGATTTTCAATGCCATCTAGTACGAATCTCCTGCCTTTTTCTTTGCCTTGCCTGCCATGATCATCATCACGGGAAGCTCGTCGTCGTCCTTTTTTTTACCAGAATCGTAGCCCTCAACGCTGACTTTGTTTATCGACAGGACTGCTTGGTCTGCTGTCTGCTCATCGAGGTTGCCCGTAATGGTCATGGTGCATTCTTCTCCTGGTTCTTTCATGGAGAAGTAATCTGCCAAGCCTTCGTTGTCGTCCAGATTTAGCACGACCTTATCGTTAATGTTATTTATTGCCATTGTATTCCTTAAATTTTAGGTAACATTACCACTTAACTTTATGACTCCAGTACCGTGCTGACAACTTTGACGGGCTTGAGTCTTGTGCATTGTGCCTTGCGTAATAGCTGGCTCTTCTTGCTTTGTCTTTCTTTGACTTAGGATTTTTGCCAGCACCTGAGACTCCCTGTTGGCCGAACCTAATTGTTTTAATTTCATCCCCAACCTTGGCCACTACAACATGTGACTTTGTAGCATGGTTGGGTGTTCTCTTTGGTTTATTATAACCAGATACACCAACCGCAGCTAATCTAGGGTCTTTCTTTTTAGCCATGTCGCTCAATCAACTCCGCAATGTATTAAGTGTGGCCGGACATTTTCCTGTGGCAAGTAGTTTCTAGCTCCAGTTAACTCCATCTTTAATAACGGATAGGATATGCTGTCAAACTTGTGAATATACTTGGAACGCTTTGGTTTTATGCCGGTTTTATCGTCACCCTCTAGGTTGTTGAGGGTATCAATTGTGTTCTGGCAGACGGCTGACACATAAAATTCATCTTGGAACAGCTTGCTTTGCAGGATTCTGACCCTTGCCTCCACGCTGCCACTACCCTTCGGGCATCCCTGTAGCTTAATCTTCCCGTCACTAAACCGCTCTATGTCCCATGAATCATAGCTACCTTCGCCACCAGGATGCCATTGATTGATACTGCTTGAGTCAGATATGTGCTGGTATTTAAAAGAATGGCTCATTCTCCTGTCCCACTTAGCCATTTTCTGGAGAATCTCCTGCACTAATCGCTTATAAAGTATGCGTTCTCCAAGGTGATCTGCTTCATCGATCACCATCCACACCAGTTTTTCCTTGGTCGGAACCAACTGGAGGAAGGTCACCGAACTGAACACCTGACCAAGGTCATACCCGATAATGATTGGGTATCCTTTGATTGGAACCAGCCCATCCCCACTCATTGCGTCTCCCTTGATGTGCATGTTTGGCTGGAAGTAGTCTCGGAACAGGGCTTCTCCGGTGGGGCGGTCAACCCATTCACCATCTATCAGCCTGCGCTTTTCAATTGGGTCAGTCCTGAGTATTCGATGGAGGTTCTCGACGTACCCATCCGGTAACCTGTCTAGGTTTTCCGTGATCGGGACATGGTAAGTCTCCATGTCTGGGTCTTTCTCGCCGGTATCCTCGTCGTAACACTCCTCAAAGAATACTTTGTACACCCAGTTCGATGGCCCTTCTGGGTTACATGAGGCACAGAATTGTTGTGGCCCATCAATACCACGCCGCCTGCCAAGCTGCGCGGCTGGGTATGTCATATACTCCCGCCCCTCGCAGTTGGTAATCTCATCCACATAAACCATCGATGGGGCTGGGCCTTTGACCCGTTGCTCAACGGCGGCAGCATATGGGATGGAAACAAGTAAGAGCTTTGACCATCCACCAAAACGATTCTTAACCCACCTATGCCTGTCCTTTGTATTTGGGTCTAGCTTTGCAGCCGTAGTCTCCAAGCCAATGCCATCCTCCCAAGCAGGGATTATTAAAGTATCAAGATCGTGCCAGATACCTTCGGAACCTGTTCGTATGGATGGTGCAATGATTAGAACCAGCGCATTGTTGTTTTCAAATGCGTGGCGAATGACCTTGTGACCAAAGGCTATGGTTTTGCCGGAACCTTTTTCCCCGTAGCCAAGTACGAATCTTGCAGGGGTATCGAATATTTTTTGCTGAGTGGGGTTGAGGTCTGGTGACCATGTGCCTTTAGGCTTTGGCCCAGTCTTACTGAGGGTTGTTGTTGCCAACGCCTCGATGTCATCCTCATTAAAGTAACTCACTCCACCACTTAAAAAACTTTGGGTTAGATTTGAAAACGGTACACAACCCTGTGGCTAATCGATGTGCTACATTTTCTTCGTCGCTGCCATCCTTCAAACCCATAGCGTAATACACACCATGAATTATCTCATGCAACACCACGTCAGCCATCTGATCTTTTTCAAGACCGGCGGTGATGGCTATGGTTTGCGTGTCATAACAGCAAAAGCCATAGGCTTCCGCCGCATTATGCATGGCCCTGTCCAGCCACTTAATCTTGAAGGTCAGGTTTAGTATCCGAATTCTTTTCGGAAGTGCCTTCGTTGATGGTGACCGTCTTGGCATCTGTCTTAATCTGTATCGCTTGAACCGGAGTAAATCCTGGCTTGCCAGACTTACGACCCGATTTCATCTCCTCTTTCTTTGCCAGTATCTGAGCCTGAGTGAAGGATGCTTTCTGAACTCTGTCGTTTAATTCCAACAGATGCTTCACCAGCCTAGACCTATCCTCTCTCAGTACCTTCTCACGCTCGATGTCATCTGTTCCCTGAGATATCTCTTCCCTTACCTCACGGACATCGCACATCAGATCGGCAAATAACTTGGCTGCTCCACCGTCAACCATGTTTCGGACGCTGTCAAAGGATTGTCGGGCGAACACAGAGTAGGCTACTGCCTCGTCTGCTGCCGCCCCATGTATACCCACAGCAGCAAGCCCAGACTTGAGCAGTCTGTCCTGTTTCTTTAACTCAATGGCAAATTTTTCATCAGGATCTTGTTTAACTGTGGGTGTCCTGTTCACCGTTTCCGAATCAGAAGGTGGGCCTGCGCTGTCGTCGCCCCACTTGCTACGAAGGTCAGGCGTCTCCTTGACCAAACGCTTGAGCTTGGCGAGCGGCATGTCGATCAACTTTGCCGCCAGCTTTATGTCGCCCTCGGTTTCATCAAGGGCTTTGTGGATGTTTAAAAGTACCTGTTCCTTAACGCTCACACCACTTTAGCAACAGGCTTGTACCTGTTCTTGTCCTTGATGTAGACCTGAGTCGTAGCCACATCTGTATGCCCCATGTCCTTGGCAATCTCCCACCAAGGTCTGCCATTGATACTGGCATTGGTTGCATAGGTAGCTCGTAAACTATGGAATGATTTACCCTCGATACCCAGAGCCTCCATGATTCTTCTGAATGTTACTGAGTGGTAGCTACGTCTCTTTGGGTCTTCGTGCCTCTCCTTCTCAGTAGGGAAGAACAACTCTTTCGTCCTTGTATTGTTCTTGTCACCCTTCCAGTTGTGCAGCTTGAGGTTCAGCTTCTTACTCAACGGTAGCTCAACACGCTTGTCCCTCTTCTCTGTCCACACAGCCAGCGTTGATTCCCCTACGTTGTGGGATGCACACTCCAGTCGGCAGATGTCACCGATACGCAGGCCAGTCTCGTAAGCTAGGTTTACTGCCACGTTCCAGAACCCATTGGTCATTGCCTCAATCCATTTAACCTCATCATCAGTAAACACCTTCTTCTCTTCTGTTTCCTTCTGATAATGGGACAGGTTCTTCTTGTTAATCTTAACCAGCTTGGCTGGGTTGCCAGCCACCCACCCCTTGGCGTTGCAGTACTCAATGTAATTGGCAATGGCAGACAACATCACACGTCTGGTGCTGGCCTTGTTGTCGCTGGCCTTGCTGTTGATATGGTTGGACAACAGCTTCTCGTTGATGGCGCTTGGCCTTTGCTTCATCAGCTTCTTGGCTTTGAGAAACTTCTCAATGTGGATGACGGTTTCCTGCACAGTTCTTTCAGACTTACCAATTGATGCAGACCACTCTTTGTACTGCTCGATTGCCTGCTCATTGGTTATCTTGTCGCCACCCTTCATCTTCTGAAACACATCCTCCCTCAAGGAGTTCGCCTTGAGTAGTGCTTCCATCTTCTCTATGTCTGCCTGCTCGCAGACTCTTAACGCTGCATCCTTACTGGTGCATCTGGTGCTGACTTCCTTTGTTCCTTCAGCAGTTTTAAAGGAGACATAGTACACTCCTTTCTTCTTTTTTAATTTCATATGTTTAAGTTTTTGACGTAACAGTTCCTTCTAAATTCCTGTCTCTTTTTCTCTACCCATTTATCTTCCAGTTTTTGTTCCAATCTTTTCTCCTCATCCTTAATCGAAAGCTTCAGCTTTTGTACCTTTGCTTGGTATCCTCCCACTCTTTTGTTGATACCTTGGCACAGCACACCCAGCCTTCTTATCTCGCCCTGTAATCTTTTAATGTCAGCATTACATTTAAGTAATTTCTCTGTGTGTTCTTCCTTTTCTTTTAATGAATCATCAATCCGTTTCTGCCAGCCCTCTATACTCTTGTTCGCATTCCTTATCTTCCGGCTGTTCAGCACCGCCTTGTCTAGGTCTTCCTTTGGTAGATTCATAATGAGTTACCCACTTCACAACCAAAGGCTTGTAGAAAACATCCCATTCACCTGACGCTTTGAGATATCTGAATGAAGGACGCTTCCTTATGTAGTCAGTCACTCTCCGCATGTCCTTGGAATTAAACAGGTCAACTCCACACGCCTGACTGAATGCCTTTAGCTGATAGATATCCACCCCTGCCCAGTTGGTGCAATGGCTTAACGACACGACTTGCCCCTCAGACAAGCCGGATTTCTCTGCTATCTCCGAATTGGTTAGTGGCCTACCCCTTGGGATTCTAGCCAGCAACCTAACAAGACAGGGGGGATACCTATCAATCTGATCCCAAAATCTGTATACGATTTTGTTCAAACAGAATTTAAGGTGACACAATACTTGATTGGGTCAAGGGAAATTCCGCAGCATGGCGGATTAGTTGTTTGAGTAATTGTGTTTGCCGCCTGCTCTTTCGACGGCATTACGAAACATTGCTATAAACTCGCCAGTCTCCACGTTGCCAGTCCCATTGTCCCAGTTGTGCAGAAAAGCTTCACAACAAGCCAGCAACTCCGGCGCGGCAGCTACCATTAACGAGTGCTTTCTTACCGTTAACTCACCGTAGTCTGTCCTTACATCTGCAACTATCATGCTGCCATCACCACCACCCACCATGATGCTGTCACTTCCTTCGACTTGGCTAATAAACCAAGGAGCAGGAACCTGTCCCTTCTCTTCAACTTCTTCCTCAGTTAGGTGAGGATTACTTGAACCCAGGAACTTCTGACCACACTCTTCACACTCTAATTCGGCTCGACCAAAGCTATCAAACTCAACGTCAGCCCAATCTATGTTCTTTGCCCAGTCCTCATTCCCGCAATAAGGACACTTACTCTTTGTTCGTAAGTCTATTATCTTCATGTTTTATCTAAGTTATCAAACACCTCATCTGATTCCTCATCAGTTAGCTCATCAATTGCGACAGCACCGTTGCCGTCCTTGTCCCACAACACAGAGAGTCTCTTGCCCTCTTCCGTTTGTGCATACACCAATGCTCTTCCGTCAGTAGTGTTGGTCTGCCAAACAGAGATGTTGTTTGGTGTCATGTAGTTGTTCATGTAGCTCATGCTTCTTCTTTCTCGCACATCTTCTTGCACTCCTCACCTAACTCTTTGCCTCTTGAATATCCTAGAAGTTCTTCTTCAAACCCGTCACTATCTGAACCTCCTTGAATATTGTTAGACCAATTATCCCAAGCTATCTCCGCATCTGCTCTTGTTTCCGACCCATAAGTTTCTGCAAACCCATCAATGAAATCCTCGCGGGCTTCATCGTACCAGTTATCAAACAGAAACTTTTTACACACCCTTATCCTCTCGATTGATAGGTGGCTTACGCCTTTGTCTGGATGCCTAATAGACTCAATCATTTCTTTGCAACTAATCTCGTATGCAGCGTGGTACTGCCGTCGAGCATCATCAAAGAAACCATCAAGGTCTGTTATGTCTGGAATGGGGATAGTGTTGTACTCTTCACTTGATTCATACTCTTGCAGCCACTCCATAAGTTCAGTTGAATTATCGAATGGGCCAAAGACTTCTGGCTTTCCTTGATGCGGGATGTTTATCCACGCAATTTGGTTTTCATTGCTCATTATTTTCCTTTCTTGAAGGGCCGAGGCTAGTCCACCTCGACCCAGTTTGTAAACGCCGAATAGATTCGGCAATGGTTCTCC